ATCCATGGACATTGCTGAGATGTAGTCTGTGTAGACTTCTACTACAGAAAAGCCACCGACTAGAAGGTCTGTATAGACATCGTAGCTGAAGCCGTCATTGTCTGAGTCATTGAGAATTGCGCGGAAATGCGCCTCTAAGATACTTAATAGCCTAGGGTCAATATCATCGAAGCCATCTTGTGCTCGAACTACAAATCCTGGCTCCATTCTGGAGAATTCACCACGCAGTCGGCTGATGTAGGCTTCCATCATGTTGAATTCAATCTGTGGCCGTCCCAAAGTGGCGAGTACTGCGATATCATCTTCCGTTAAGGTAGACTTATACACAAAGCGCATAAACTGGTGAAAACGCTCATAATTGGGTCTGAAGTAAGTATAAGCCTGTTCTACTGACTGCTTAATCTTATCCAGTTGGGTTGTATGCTTCCTAGCAATAACGGCCATGACTAATTCCTTGTCTGATATGCCTTCTTCTTCAGCGCAGAGAGACGGTTCAATCTACTCGTGGCCTCCTGTGTAGTACTTCTAAACAGCGCGTCCTTATGCGTATGGAAGTATAACAATTTATCTATCAGAGCAATCCTTACTGCATCTGAACAGGTATCTGCTATATCATCGTGCGCATGGCTGTCGTTATTCGTAATCTTCTTCATGTGATTCACGCACATTTCCGTGTGAACGCCATGAGCGGGTAATGAAACCTGCTTACTGGCAATATACGGTTGAATATCAATGAATCTCTGTGCCTTCGAGCCAGACTTCCTAGTCCGTTCGATTTCACGTACTTTTAATCCTCTCATTCCCTTCAGAATTGAGATAAGAGTTACTCCTGTAGACTTCTTCTCAATAAATGCGGTTAATGGAGGGTTCTTGTGTCGTGCGCAGTCCTGCCAGAAGTCTAAGAACTCCGTCTCAAGCCTCTTTGGTTCCACGCGCATTTCACGGCAAGCAATCCAATGTAAACCCATAACACCAGTCTTCCGACCTTGCGTCTCAATGTTGTACATTCCCCAAAACGAGAACACAGTAGCGTCATTCCTAGGGTCTTCGGTTTCGGCTGTGTCAGCGGTAATAAAGGTGATGGCATATTCTGGTTCTTCCGCAAGTAATGGGAAGTCATCTGGTGTAAATAGACCACCTCCCGCTGGCTGAGGGTCTTGCTGATGCTGGGCTGCGAATACATAGCGGTCTTTCTCCTGCCGTATCAGTAGCATATCCAATGGGAAGGCTTCGGGATAAAGTGCGTTTCCTGCCTCGTCAAGAGACTTGAGAACCACGTTATCCCACTGATAGCCATCCTCGCCCGCAAGGAAGTAAGCGGGTAAGTCTTGCTCGTGTAACCTTTGGCCTATAAAGACGATAGGGACATTGATTCCCCGTGGCCTCTGCTGGATGGTTTCACGGAAATTTGTGATGACTGATTCACGGATAAGATCGGAGTGAACTTCGTCTGGCTTGTGGGAGTCATCGATAACCACTGCTCCACTGAACCTGTCAAGTCCAGGTAAACCCGCATTTCTCCCTGTGATAGCACCTGCTGAACCGAAGGCAGAGACAGTTCCTCCATCTTCTGTAGTAAAAGCATCCTTTGCTTGGGAGTCGTCTCTAAGATGTACATCGAATAACGCCTTATATTGAGGAAGCGTCATTAATCGCTTCACAGTGTCAGTGTGGGTAGCGGCTAGGGTCTTAGCGTAAGAGATGTACAGGAAATTGCAGTCACCCCACTTCGCATAGCACCAAGCTATCCAGAAACTTACGATAACGGACTTTCCGTGACCTGGAGGTACGTTAATCAATAGGCGTAACGATTCGAGGCGCGTACATCGAGTCAAAGCGCGACAAATAGTAATAAAATGACTTTCTCTTCCAACCGGACGCGAGATGATAAAGTCTCTTCCAGTCAGAATAGGAAAGAATGATTGAATGAAGAGTAATAAACTACCCTTCAACTTGGCCGCAAGTTCTGCGTTCTCAAGTTTTAGCTGTTGAGCTTTGTCCATGTAGGGGCAATCCTTTGCCAGATTCGCATCATGCGAGCCTAAATGAAGATATCAACCTTAAATTAGCATACTTTTAGGTAAAAACACTACATATTGTGTCAAGTTTCAATGAAAATCACTAAATATAGCTACGGAATTAGGGAATGTCTCCATCCAAGGTAAAAATGGCACGAATTCCTTGGGAAGTTTCACATTCTTTAAATCAAACACTCTGTGAAACATCGGAGCTATGTGTTCCGGTCGCCATCCTGCGAGTCCACATCCGATTGGGGTAACATTGTAATTGTGCTCTGGAGTATATGAAGCGTAGGAGAGGAAGTCTGCGACAAATTTGTTAATGGAAATAAGATCCAATGTCCTTCTGGGGTTCTCTTTAGTGGGAATCGCGTAGGATTGCCCTTGGAGTCCAATACCCTGACCAAGAATTGCACCATGTTTCTCCAATGCTGTTAGGGCTGCGCCCTTCTTGTGAATTCCTAATAGATTACTACCAAACACGAATATTTCAGCCATTATTACTCCTAATTAGTGCCGTCTTTCCGGCTGTCAACTACATCGATGCGCCTCAATGCAGATTTCGCTGGGGTCGTCTGGTGTACACCATAACGGCTCCGAGTACTCTTCGTACGTCATGGTACGTGAGCTTCTGGTGGAGAAGCAAGGATTCGAACCTTGACGGACTAGCCGACCACAGGGTTACAGCCTGGTGCCCTTCCTAATAGGCGTCTTCTCCATGAATGGTAGCGAGGACGGGAGTCGAACCCGTGGCCGCATGGGTATGAACCATGTGCTCTACCGCTGAGCTACCTCGCAATAATAGCTGGCCTCTCCCAGCGGTCACGAGCTTGCTTCACTATTGGATAATGTCGTTTAAACCCTATTTCTCCGTGAGCTGGGGTTTCTATCTACAGGAGCATTGATAGAACTTGCCAAGCTTGCGTTTGCTCCCGACACAATTCTTATTGGTAGTCTCGAATGGATTCGCACCATTATTTCCCGATTATCGGTCGGGTGTTCTAACTATTGAACTACAAGACTCTGGCTGGGATGGTTGGACTCGAACCAACATTACATGACTTAACAGGCCACCGCCTTACCAATCGGCTACATCCCAATTACAACACATAATCAGAAGCCAATCTAATACCAGCTTTCTGCTTATTCCTTGGCAAGTCTATCCTAAGACTTGCCTCCGTATTACTCACTTCATCTACAGGGATAAGATAGCAAGTATCATTATCGGGACAATAGACTGCAAAATGTTCAATTTGACCTTTGTAAGACTGCCTAGTGTTTACTGAATTCTTATGATGTGCAGTCGTAGAGCAGGTTTTAAATCTTATGACACCACTCCTAAGACTTCCTGTCTTGCATTGAATTCTCTCAAATCCTAAACCTCGATCAATAACTAAATCGTACCTAAGTAGTTCAGTTAAAGGCTTTAATACTGTAATCCTCTTCTTCAAGAAGGTAGCAATAATCATCGCTACAGATAAATCACCTTTCTCAATAGTATGCATTTAAATTCTTACATAGACCAAATGCCTATCATATCATCGGTCTATGTAGTAATTCAAGGCAGCTGCGCTAACCGGACTACGCTATTAGGGCGAATTATGAGTATATTCAAATCTGGTTGAACTGGCAAATCATGCGCTATGCTCCAGATACATCTGCTTCCTTTCTACTGGCTTTGGCTCAAACCCTGAAAGCAATATCTCAAGTTCCTCAGCTGTTATATTCTCAACTTCATGAAGCATATCTTTGAGCTTAAATCTGCATTTATCTAACCGCTTATAGTAGAGTACGAAGCCATTTCTATCCCAAAAGAGGCATTTAATCTTGTCGCGGTGCTTGTTATAGAACACATAGATGGAGCCATCGTGAAGGTGTGCGTTATGCTCTTTCTGAATAAAGTTGGATAGTCCATCTATGGACATTCTGAAATCTGTAGGCTTACTGGCTATGAATATCTGCTTATTCTCGTATGGTATTAACATCTATAAATCCTTTAAAAAGTCGATGATTTTCACTACTTTCATCGTGTCAATATTGGGGGAAATGCTTACTTTCACGCCCTTCGCTATAATAATTTCAAGGTCATTCTGCTGCTCTATAACTTCCGCTTCTTCTCGTACAGGGATTGGACTTCCACCATTGCTCATGGGGAGATTCGTGGTCTGTACTGCTATGAACTTCATGGGTTGCTCTTCCTTCTCAGCTTTCATCTTTGCAATAATATCTTGGTAGCCTAGATGAGTGACCATTTCGCTCAGCAGCTTAATCTCAATATCATTCGCTCTTGCGAACTTTGAAGCTGGCGCACCAGACTTCATATATTTGCGAACTATGGGAATACATTTCTCATATAGTTCTGGATTGGTGTGCTTCTTGTACTCAATCCTGTAACGCATATTGCAGAATTTCTTGTAATCTATCTCATACTCATCACAATATTCCTTCTGCTTCATTCCAGAGTTATGAAACTCTTCTATCTTCAAATACCAGTACCAGATTTCATCATGGTCTTTCTTTATCATCACTGCTGAACCTTACGTAAGAAGCTTTCACCCTGGTTAATTAGTTCACCAATCGTGTCAGCTTGTAAATCGAAGCTCTCATTATGTGTTATCATCTTTCCGCGATACTTTCCGTCATCATGTTTCGGGTACAGCGTTATCGTCACACGCGGGTACTTTCCCATCCAAAAGTCCTTTATTTCCTGCAACTCGGTCGCTTCCATCCTGGTGCTCCTCTATTAATCGCTTCATTTCTGCCTGAATCACCTCACAAGCTTTCACATACCCTCGATCATACTCCCAATCCATAGCATCAATGCGCATTTTAAAGCCTATCATATGAACTTTTAGCCATTTAAGTAATTCTTCAGAAGGAGAAGGTGTGGGATTGCCTAGACTACAACATGGGCATATAATTTCGAGACACACTTCTTCACGACAGTGCTGACAGTGGTAATAGCTTGAATCGTTCATTGTTGTCCTCCAATTAGAGGAATGATTAAACCACGGTTTAACTCAGAAAGTCAATCTGACTACTCATGGTCGCCATACAGGTCTTCTTTCCAGTCTATATCCTTAATGAGCTTAATGGCCTTATTGCCTTCTTTTGCGAGGATATCATGCCATTCTCCGAGGAATCGCATCTTGGTTTCGATATGGTCATTATATTTACGCATCATGCGTTCAGTGGTCTGTCCTGATCGACAGTTAGATCGATTGCGTTCTAAACCTCGTGCCAGAAGTTCATATTCTCCGCGCACATAGTCCACAGCAAATGTTAAACCTCTGATGTACTCTGCATTGTGTGGTGTGCCTTTTGACTCGCAGTAGCAGCACATACATTTGATTTCTTCATCCATCATGCGGCCTGTAGAAGTTGTTCGATGATATGCCAGCACTCTTGCTCAGCAAAGTTATAATCTTTAACGCTCTGGCTATCTAAGCCATGATTCATTGCATCGAAGAAGGAGAATTTAGACTCCATTTCTTCATCACCAAAATATTTCCTAAAAGCTTCCGTGTCACACATATCATTACAATGACCGCAGTCAAAACCAATCCACATGTCATTACAGGCAACATCAAGAAGGTCTTTTAGGCTATGATCTGGTGCCATGAATGTTAAACCACCGTGGCAATCAATATCCAAGCTATCATAATCCCAATGAGGACGCTTTCTGCCACTTCCAAGAAAGTCGCGTTGTTCCATGGGAGTTTGAGCGTACTTATGTTCAGGAGGGATTGCCACA